GTATGTGCGCTGAGTGTCATTCATCTTCAGACCACAGTCGAGCATGTAAACATCAATCTGATAATAAACGCGCCCAACAAGTTCGCGCAATTTCTTGATGTTGTCATAGATAAACCCTGAATCTTCAAAGTTACCAGTAATCGTGATGTCGCCAATTTCCGCAGGAGCACAAAGCACTTCTGGAAGATGTGAACCGCCAGAGTAAACGCGCTCAACGGACGCCGTCACTTCGCCGCCAGAAATCTGCGTGAAGTAATAGTTGTCATTGCTTGCAGATGCTTTGAACTCAGGACCATAGGCAGTGCCGTGTGGACCTTTTTTGGCACCTGTCGTAGCGTCCACTCCGTCTTGGACTGGCGTGATGCTGGCGACAAGTTGCCTTTGTGCGGTTTTGAGTCCCATTGAACTATTCCTCCACTATTAAGAGATTGGTGTTGTCAGGTTTGACTTGACGATTTCCAGTTGAATTGTGTCTGTCACGCCAGCCATACGGAAGCCGATTCGAGCACGAATCGTCCCATTCGCCAACTGCGTCAGCGGGTTGATGGAATCATCCACCACGATGACATAGCCCGAGTCGGTTGGTTGACCAGTGGCGTCAACGCTTGGGAACAGTGCGTTTGCGGAGCGGAGAGGCTCCATCACGCCTGTCAGCGCTGCCTGAATTCGACCGTAGATAGAGCGGCGTCCATCGATTGGCGAGAAAACCAGTTCCTCAAGTGCTGACTGCGCCTCGATGACAATACGGTTGACGGTCTCTTGAATGCTGACAAACTTGAAGTTGTCAGAGTCGGTCGACAGTGAACGAGCACCGTAGATACGCACCGTGTTATTGATAACACGGATGGCGTTAACGCGCTTCGCGTCGAGGTCATTGTTCTGCGAACGACCAAGGCTTGTCACCACGCCGTTCACAAACTGACCCGTGCTGAGTGCGCCAGCGTATGGTTGCCACTGACCAGTCTGGGTGTGGAGTTTGCTGCGAACACCCGCAACATATGACTCTGGGGAAACCTCAAGGGTCGAGTTGCCGTATGGCATTGTCACCCATGGGTAGTACATGGCGGCATGCTCCATGTTCTGTGTCAGGTCATCTGCAAGTGCGGTAGCAGCGGCACCAGCAGCAATAATGCTCTGGTCTGCATCGCCAGATGCAAGGAGTGCGAAGCGGTTGTATGTATTCGCATGCGCAATCAGCGCCTGATGCATTGCGAGCGATGCGTAGCCAGGCGCGGCAACCGCACCACCGCCGAGAGTGTCGAGGAAGAGTTCCAGTGCATCGCCGAGGTCTGAAGACGTCGGTGCGCCCGTTCCGTTCGAACCACCAGCGAAGTCTTGAAGAGCAGATTCTGCGTCAATTGTCCATTCGGCGTAATCGGGGTCGACTGCCGAAGCGGTCACGTAGACCGAAAAATCGCTGCTGCCATTAATGGCGGCAATAGCCTCCGCAACCGTGACGACCTCACCAGTACTCGCGACAAGAACTCCGTCAACAAACAGTTGAACGTCGACACCGCTTCCGCTTGTTGGTGCCTTCACCTGAAGCGCGCTGTTACCCCATGCACCAGCACCGAGAGTTTCCAAACGCAGTGCCGCATCAGTGATTGAATCAGTTGCGTCAAGAACTTTGTATGCAACCGAGGCGTCAGATGGTGTCACGCGAACAACGTGAAGTGTTGAGCCGCCCTCCTCGAAGAAGACTTGCGCTGCTTGCCACATGTGAGCATGTGAAGCGTACGTTCCCATCACTGCCTCAAACTGGTCGAGTGAAGTGAACGTCTTCAACGTATCTGTTGGTCCGCGCTGCGCATCGCCAACGACGAAATAACTCGACGTTGCGTTATTGACCACGTTTCGCGCGCCGCGACGAACGGCGGTTGTTACAACTACACCTGGCATTTGGTTTCCTCCGAAATTGTGCCGTTAAAGAAGTCCATGCACCTGTATGCCATTATACAGATGGCGTCTCATCCTGAGCAGAAGTATTAGATTCATCATTAGAAATTTCCTGTGTGTCAGCAGGGATTTCCTCGTTCTGTTCCGCAACAGACGCTTCTGTATCTACGTACTTCTTTTTGCGTGTTTTTTTAGCGGTTTCTTTTTCCGCAATTTGCTCTTCTGTCGCCTCCACTGGTGGCTCTCCGACCATCTCAGTATTAGGAGTGGCTACTACCTGCTTCAGAAGTGCCAACTTTTCCTTAACGGAACCATCTTCGGTAACCACTTCTGCGTAGTCTTCAGGAGGGACAGTCCCCTCAACCAGCACCGACAGGACGCCATCAGCGACAAGCATCTTAATCATCGAGTCAGAACCATCAACAAGCGCACGAGAGTAAGGTGCCATTGAGTTGCCCTTACTGTCAACAATCTTGATTTTTGCACCGTTGTAGGCGACATACAGCCAGCCCTGCGGCACCACAGGCGCTTCGTCTGATTTTGTAAATCGTGTGAAAACTGGCATCAATTTCTCTCTATCAGGAGATGACTGGGTCAATTATAAATGATGACACATCGGGCAGGGTAGATGTACGCAATTCTGACTCCGCTATCTCGATGTCGTATGACAGGTACGCACCAGCAAGAACCCTGTCGCCCTTCAGTAGGGTCAAGTCAGAAAACTCTTCTGACAGAGTTGACTCATTGATTCGTGCTGGGACCGAATGAAGAACATCTGTTTGCAAGCATGCTCCGTCAAGTATTGACGAACGTAGGGCTGTTGTCAGCCTATCCCTCATTTCTGTGCATTGCTGAGAGCCTTCTGTTCTAACCCATACATAGGTGCGCATCCCGTATATAACGGAATACTCGGGGTCCATCGAGGAGACATACCCTTGACGCGTAATGCTCTTTGTCGAGATGGCAACGGTGATAATTGTCGGCCATGTATCTAGGGCAATCGGCTCGTAGTTCAGGTAAAGAACTGGGTCTGGAAGCGCAACATCATCAAGGTTCCATGCGTTCCTAAACCTAATAAGGCGCTTTGGCATGTCATATGCCAAATAATCGGTGATTAATTGTTTTGCCGTTGAGGCACCGTATAAACCCACAGACATCAGATTGTTCCTTTGGAAATCCAGCGGAGCGCCCGTTGTCCAAGTTCATCCGCAAAGCCTTTTGGCTCGAAGACTATTTGACGTTTGGGCATTTTTGTTGTTCCGTACTGGTGGAACTTGGCATAGCGAAGGTTTGTACCAATCACCGCTTCATTTTTACGAACATTCATGACAGCATTGTCGAAAGCCAGACTTCTAAATAGTTGCCCAGACCTCACAAGCGTTGGGGCACCAGGAAACCGAACCGCTTTCCACGCAAAGTACACAGGGTCAAGAGGTGCCCAGCCACCGACAAGTAGACCATTCGATGTGAAGTTTTGCGCCCAAGATGCGGTAACGCTTTTCTTTGCCCATTCCAGCACTGGTGCCATTTCCCGCATGCGCAGGGACATTCCAGAGAAACGAGCAATTGCGCGCTCATCGCCACTGACCGTCACCGTCAGAAACTGAGGCATCAGGCAATCCTGTGGCGTCGATAGCGACGGAGGGACATGATTTCCTTCTCCGTAAAACCAGTCTCCATTGGTGCAACATTTCGAGTCTGAAGGTCTTTGACGCCTACCACATCATCGTGCATGTTCTGCATTTCCCGAGTGGCAGCGCGCAAAATAAGGGTTTTGAAATAAGGTATTCCGTCGCCGTCTAGCCCACCAGTGTAAGTAACTGTCACAAGGTCGTTTGCATAAGCGCGATAGAGGTCAATTCCAAATCGGCGCACGACATAGTCGCGATTGACTTCCTGCGTGACGGCATCTTCCTGCAGGGGGGACTTGATTGTCACCGAGGAGACCGAGATGACTGGGCTATTCCGCAGGTAAACGGTCGCTGGCGGCTGGATTAGTGCCATCGGCTTCTGTGTCGTATCGAGGCTCATGTCGTAGAAAAACGAAGAAGATGGAACGCCGATTTCCGATGACTCAATGACGTGTGTTTCCGTTACTTCGATTGGTTCGACTGGTCGACGGAGGTAGGTCTCCAGTTCGGATTGAAGACCTTCTAGAACAAATTCAGCAGCGTCCTGCTGTCTATTAGTGAAAGAGACATCCATGAAAATCTGGAGGTCATTAACAGAAACCAACATTGTTGGTCACCTCCATTTTTTACCCACGGAATAGGTCGCGACGCCTGCCTGCTCGTGCAGCCGAGCGGTATTCACGCCCAAGACCACGATATGTACCCTGCTGGTTTCCTCGACCGCCAAATCCACGACCAAGGGTACGCGCCATGGCACGAAGAAGACGACGCCACCATGCGAGGCGACCGCCTTCACCGTCTGGCTCTACATCTGCGACATTGCTAGGGGTTGGCATCTTGAAGACCTCCGAAAAGCGTACCCCTAATGTACCAGATTTAGAAAGTGGTCAGTAAAAGTCACCTGTCCGCATTGGGCGGTTTTTCAATAGACATCTTTTGTTCAGCAGCACCTGCTGGTGCCTCAATCGGAATCCATGCCTTTGAATAAGAATGCTGGTCGACTTTTCGTTGCTTGAGAAGTGTTCCATCAAGCATTAAGTCAAACTCTTCGCGTGACATCGCGAGCGTGTCTCTTAGTTCTGCTTGGTCGATAGCGCGAGACTTGATTAGCGCTTTAACTATTGACGATACTCCCTTGCCAACTTGAGCGCCTCTTCCGCGATTTAGTCGCAGGTGCATAAGCATTGCCTCAAGTTCGTCACAGTCAACAAAGTGGACAGGGACAAGACCCTTGTCTCGTTTTTTGATGGATTTAACTGAACCAGCCAAAAATGCGCGGTGGAACCCGTCAATAATTACGTTAGTTTCCGCTTGGACGATTATTGGCTGAAGCCACCCATACTCTTCCATACTTTTTTGCAGTACCTTGAGGTCTGGGCGAAGTATGTACGTCGAACGCCATGTTGCTGGTGTTAGGTCTGAACCTTTGATGTATTGAATTTCCATATTTACCTGAAGTCATCTAGTGAGTCGAGTGCGTCGAGTTCTGCCATTTCTTGCGCTTCAGCGACACGCATTGTGTGTGCTCGCGTCTTCGGACCGACTGGGTTAGCGGAAGTAATATTGAAGTCGTTCAACAGTAGTGTCCGAATTAGCCACGCAATCGGATACGAATACTTATCCTTGACGTGTTTTTTTCTAAACTCCGCCGCGTATGCCATCGCCCTCCGTCTAAGACCTGGCGTAACTACATTCTCTTCAATGCACTTCTTGACACCATCCCACCCCATTGATGCGTACCACGCGATTTCTTTTTCGATGTCGTATTCAGCCCACCATCTACGCTGAGCATCAATCTGGGGGAAGCAGTCACTCAGTCGGTCATAGAACTCTGGCTCCGTGGCGACAACATCGCCGAGGCGGCGGATTGCAACCGCATGCAAAGGGATGCCAACACGAGTATTGCTCCCAGTTAAAGCAGCCAAGTCGTAGTACTCGCAATACTCACCACCATGTTCTTCCGTGATGAATTTCAACACATCATCGGTTGTCCAGTCGTAGATTACTTTGGCGAACCTGAGGGGTATCGATTTCTTCATCTTGAAAGGCACGTTGATGTAGTTTTCGTGCAGTTTCTGAACGCATGACCGATAGCGAATCATTGACTCATTGGCGCGGACACCAGTAATGAAGGCAACCTTTCCCTTCTTACCCTGCATCGTGTAGTAGTCGATGTTTTCGGGGATTGGCTTTGTTGGGTCTACACCAAAGTGTTCAGCCCTAATCGCCCAAGGCGGCATTTCGCGAATAAGACGACCCTGTCCACGTCGCTTCGGAGACCAAAGCATGCAGTATTCCCTCTTGCCTAGCGTCCACACTTCCTGACCCATAGGCAAGCAGTACCACTCCATGTCAACCCAGTCATACTGACGGACCCTGTTGACAAAATCAACAACAAGAGGACTCACCATTTCCTCATCTCGAAAGATGACTTTTACTGGTCCAAGACCTCGTTCTTCATGAACCTCTTTAGCGAGATAAAGAACTGCCGTCGAGTCTTTGCCTCCAGAAAACTGCACGCAGACGGTATCGAACGTGTCATAGACGTGTCTAATCCGTTCTCGTGCTGCCGTGAGGCAATCTGTGTCTAGGAATAACCTTTGGCGCGTCATTAGAAATCCGCGTGAGCGTCAATAAATTCCATCAACCGTTGCGCAGTTGTATCCCCGCCGTAGACAGGAGAAGACTTCAGGAACCTAACGAAATCGTACCAATGCCGTTGCTGGTTGGCGTCATCAAAAACGAGCGTGTACTGAACTACCGCCTTACCCGTTCCAGAACCGCCAACAGATGTGGCACCAGTAGTTACGGCGCGCTGAGTGTCGACAGTTTTGTCCGCAACCATTCGCGCGGTTCCACTTTCGTCGCGTTCTGCGATGATTGGAGAGTTATCGTCATCTACGTCCTCGTCCTGCCAATTCACATTGATGACGGGGGCAATGTATCCAGATTCCGTCGACTCGATTGCGTCAAGTCTGTCAGCCTGTTCCGATAGCGCCGCAAGTTCAAACTCATCCCAGCCAAGGTCAGATAGAAACTCCTGATAGTCAGAAGAAATCTGACTGAGTATCTCGTCAAGCAACTGTGGTTCAGTATGTCCGAGTTCATTGGTTCTATTGTCGGCTAGAGCGAACGCCAATGCACG